TGGATTTAGATAACGTGTACGATTTAATAGCAGAAGCGGCGGCGGCAAACCCTTGGGTAGCTGCCAACCCAATCAACTCCGGGAGAAGGGCTGGGGCAATAGCCGAAAGACCAATGCCAATAGCAGCTTCTAAAGCAATCAACCAACCAGAGGATAGAGATTTAGGCAATCCGGTGGCCTTCTGAACAATCTTATCTAATTTAGGGCCCTCAAGACGATATGTGTCACCTTTATACAAATTCATGCTCAAGAAACATCAAATATTTATAGTGCGATACTGGTTGTATATGGGATCCCCCCAACCAAAAAAGGAGACTGTTCATGTAGCGGTACCTGTGGCCGGATCCGTGCAGTCGTTCGGCATTTTGTTTAGCACGTAAATGTTTACGCCATAAGGCAACGTTTTGGTCCATTTAAACCGCTACACCCCAAGGAAATCACAATGGGAATTGACGGTGGAGGAAGGTCTCATGGTCACCCTCCGACACCTGGAATTGAAATTTCCACTGGTCAAAATATAGCTCTAATTCAACTTGTTCTGATGTCGTAATATCAAAGGCTCGATGGAAGGAGGCCCTAGCTTCAGGTGAAACAGGCCCGAAGTCTCGATCCATGCCTTTTGACATTTGGCGCATATACCATGATAAATAGTCATCAGAATTACGACCAGGCATCCCATACCTAATGTACGCTCGATAAAAGTTCTGTAGCACAGGCAACCCACCAGTCATACGTAAACCGCCCAACCCTACTGCCTTCATCCAGGTATAAATCTGTCTTCGGGACTGGTAGGGCTGAAGTAGACACGTATCCTTGTCAATGGCAGTCATTGGATTCCTCAACATGATCCAACGCTGCCCATCAAAAACTGGGTGGGTTTGGCAAAATTCAAGCTGTTCAAACTCGTGGACGGGTTGTTCAACTTTCATAGTGAACCCAACTCGAGTGAACCATTCATCCAAACCTGTACTAAACTTCTCCAATTCAGATTTATCGAGGAACACCACGCAATCGTCACCATTGTTGGCTAGGTGCAAAGTGACGTTGCGTTGCTTAGCATATTCATAAATCATAGAACACATCAGCAAACAGTTCCCAAGGGAAGTGTTCATATCCCCAGACATACGGGTTCCTTCAGTTTCGTAGCGGATCATGCCATCAGGGGCATAACCGACACACCGATTATGGAGCTGCTGCTCGAGCAACGACCTTAATTCATCCCGATGCTTCTTAATAGGGAAGCAATCGAGATAAACACCATGCTCCCACTGTAAAGCAGCGAGAGACACGTGTTGGTCAAACCGAGACGCATCCAAACCAATGG